CTGCAGTATCTTGTAAAGTTGCAGAATGCCCATAGGCTTGAACAGTATTTGATTCTTTAGTTTGGTTATTACCTTGATTATAAATTGGTAAGTATATTACCTCATCTGTTGCTGCACGTGGATAATTTCCTACGGCAATATAGTCAGCATTAGCACCAGTCCAATGTGTAACAGAATTTGCGGCTCTTGCTTCTGTATTAGCATTTGATAAAGATCTTGAAGTTGACCATCCTCGTTCAATACCAGATTCTTTTCTATAAAGATGATATGCAACGTTTGCTGAACCTGACGATGTTATTACTGTATCTGTATACCATGTTTCATCATGCCAAGAACTAGTATCTGAATCTCCCGCGGCAGTTCCAATATGATAAGAACCAACAGTATTTGCGGCTGAAGTAAAATATGCATTACACCTAGCAATAACAGCACCGGCAGCCATTTCTGCGTCTGATATTTCGTATACCTTACCGCCGTGAGACCCACCTGTATTAGCACCCAAAAATTCTACAACACTATTTAAATCATCAACATGTGTTGCATCCGCTGCGCCATTAAAGGGTTTTGTTCCAACACATTGTTCTAATGAATAATTAGTTATAGTTACATTATTTGCTACTGGATGATCACCTACAACATCTGGGCTTCTATATCTTTCACCAACAGTTCCACATAAATCATAACCAGATGTATTAGAAGTACCAGCTAAAGGTCTTATATGACTTTTCCAATCATCATGTGTTGCAGTTCCTTTTGTATAGGATCCCCATCTATTAAAAACTTCTGGAACTATTGAATCATCAATTTGGTCGTTAGTCATTTGTCTAACACCCCAACCCATTACTTTTTCAAATGTAATACCCACGCTGGTTTGGCCTGTATAACTTGCTCCGGATGAATTTAAATATTTGTAAAATTCTGCAGCACCATCTTCTAAAGTTAATTCTGTACTGGCTCCCGTACTTGAAACAGATTGAACTTTAATCCATTGACCAACACCTAACATTCCATATTGTTGATGTCTAATAATAAGATAATCGCCGGCAGCAAATACATCATCATATACTCCAGCTCCCGGTGTAGATGTAATAGTTGTAATTTTACCAATATTAGCAGAAGCACCGGAACCGGTTTCAGTTACCGACCCTATATATAATTTTCCACTTTCTGTTGCGGCTAATTCTGTGTTACTACCCAGTGGATAGATTCTCATTACTCTTCCGTCAGTAGCCATTACGCAATCCTCTTCCAGAATGTATAACTATCAGTACCTAATGAAGCCAAAACAGTTCTTCCTGTATATTGGTTACTGTAAAAACCAGAATATTGCCCTGAATAAATTCCTACATACATTTGTGAATAATATCCTTCAAAACCGGATGAATAAGTACCTTCAAAACCTTGAGAATAGATTCCTTGAAACCCCATACTATATATACCTTCAAATTGATTAGAATAAAAACCAGCATATTGATTTGAATACTGGCCAGAAAATGTTCCTGAATAAATGCCAGAATAGATGCCAGAATACGTGGAGCTGTACGTACCACCTGAAGACGTAGCTTGAGGATTAGGGGTTTCACTTCCAGACCCATATGTTGTTGTAAATCCTTGAGTGTAACCGCCTATATATCCGCCTTGATATCCTCCTCCATATCCCCCGGAAAATCCTTGAGAATAAAATCCTTCATATCCTTTTGAAAAAAGTCCTAAAAACTGTCCGGAATAAATCCCCGTAAAACCACTCGAATAGTTGCCAAGGAATTGTCCTGAATACAATCCCTCATATTGTCCTGAATATATTCCTTCATACATTTGAGAATATATTCCTTCATATCCTTGAGAATAAATTATATCTCCGGTATCTGTTAGATAATCATAATATGCACCTACTTGTGTCCACGTGCCGGTTCCGGGAGCAGAAGCACCTGTTACCATTTGATAGTGGCCAATAGATTCTACATTAAAAAGATAATTTCTCCATTCTGCGGCTAATGTTTTAATATCTGCATCTGACATTTCCTGGACACCATCACCTTCTGATCTATTATAAATTGGCCTGGATCCTGAAGTTGTAGTAGGAGCAGTTTTTCTCCATAATCTATAAACGGTTTCATTATCATCACCTACTTTTCTATACGTTTCTGTTAGTGAATCCCCACAATAAACCCATGTATCTGCATCTGGCGCTGCAGTCCCAAAATAATACCCTCCAACTGGATAAGTATTAGTTTTCCAATTGTTAGCAACTCTGGCTAAAATAGTAGTTTGTAATTCGGCGGTAGTCATCGTTTGTAGTTTACAGCCCGAAGAAATAAATTTCGTAGGGTAGACTACGCTAGATACATTTGCCGTTAAGGTTTGTTCTTGTTGAATAGACCATTCAGTGGTAGTAAAGTTTCCGTCGGAAATAGGATGAGCGCCTACATCATCGTTACGGAACCTGTTATCAAAATCACCAGCATTGCCGAAATTGTTAGCGTATGCAGTACAATTCCCTCTTTTATTATATGTTTGATCACTGGCGAACTCTTGTAGAACAAGAGGAACTATCATAGTGTCTATTTCTGTATCGGTCATCACTTGGAGATTCGATCCAGAATTTATTACTTTTAAGGGTGATGCCATTTGTTTTCATCGTTTTTTAATTAGGGTCCGAGTCGAGTTCCGGATGAATCATATATACCAAAAGCAACCCAGTTACTTGTGCCAGCGGCATCCGTACTCTTTAAAATGTAATTTGTTGCAGCCGTTGTTCCTGCAGTAGTTTTAAATGCACCGGCATGCGTAAATACACCGTCATGAGCTATATCTGCATCAATATCTAAATCGCCATCAAAATCTGATGTACCAGTCACTTGGAAGGCACCGTTGACTTTTCCGCCATCCGATATTAACCATGCGGTAAGGGAGCTTTCATATGTAAATGAATGTTTAGTTGTAGCAGGTATAATTAATCCGCCACCACTTGCTGTCGCATCTGTATGGCATTTAGCCCAATCAAACGTTCCAGAACCTGAATAACCTGTTAATGTAAATGTTGTTGTTGTCGGAACTGTAGCAACTACATAAATTCCTTCATCTGTTAATCCAGAAGTGCCGGCACTCGCAATAAAAACTTTATCCGCAACAGACAATCCATGGGCTTCAGTTGCGTTGTTTCTTTGCGAAGTAATAGTACCAGAAGAGGCATCACTTTCACTATAAACGTTTCCCGCTAAACCAATTACAAAAGTTTTATCTTCAGTAACTGAAACTGTTGTATCATTATAAGTTCTAGTACCTTGAACAACTAAATTACCAGTAATAATAACGGTATTAGAATCTATAGTAGTATCAGGCGTATGTATATGAAACCAACTAGAAGGTGAAACATTACACCAGTCGGCTGAATCATAAACATATGTATTTCCTCTTAAATTAACTCTATTTCCAAAATTTGTTGTTCCGCCAACGTTAACCGTTCCGCTAACTTGAAGTTGAGCGTCACCCAGAGTCGAACCCATTCCGATTGCAAGGTTACCTGATGTACCTAGATTCATTCGTTCGGTTGATTGTGTTGAAGAGTTTCCTGTGAAAAATCTGATTATGTCTTCATCACTAGCGTTGTCCGTAGTAATTGTTGTATCACCATCTTGGTCTTCAGGATTTCCTCCAAATGGATAAAATAATGTTCCTGTATTACCTTCGAATCTACTTAAAGTTGAGTTCCATCTAATCGCACCAGTCCCACCATGACGCTGAGCGCTAGTTCCGTTCGGAATCAATAATGAAGCGGTTGAGTTTGATCCTGCGATACCACTTACGTGAACTGTTCCCCATCTCCAAGTACTGTTACCAAAATTTCTGGCGTCATCGGTATAAGGTAATAGGTCAGCATCTACACGACTGGTTATTGTAACCGTGTCTGTTGCCGCATCACCGATATCTACATTTCCTTTAAGACTTGTGTCTGTATCTACAGTTAAATTTGTGTTAATAAGAACACTACCACCAATCGTAGCAGATGCCAAAATTCCAATACCGCCATTTGAAGTAATCGCACCTGTGGTGGTTGACGTTGAATTAGTGGTATTAGAAACGTGTAGTGAATCCTTGCCGCCCGCTGTTTGGGTGTACATCAGCAATTGATTCGTACGCGTTCTCCATAAATCAAACGTATCTGATAAAGCTACGTTAGCTGCCATTGTTATCCTTTTCTATAACTCTATTTAATAATTCTTCAATTTTATCTACAGTAGATCGTAACTGCATTATCTGTTCGTGATTTTCAGCTGCAGCTGCTCGCGCAGCATCTACTTCTTCTTGATGTTTCTTAGCCGCCATGCGTTCTAATCTATGTCTATTTAGTGCTTCTCTATCTGTGCTTAATAGAGCTTTAGAATGCATGTCTCTAACAAACCTTGGGTCTTCCGTTTGTATTTTATTCATCTAATGCTATAGCTCGTAAATCCTTCACCTTTGGTACATCTAATGTACTAGTTGAAAGCAAACATAATTTAATTGCGAAAGTTTTAAATTTCTTATAATTCGTTCCATTATCATCTGTGTAATCAATAGAATCACCAGGTGATTTATATATGAATTCTTTATAATCATCTTCATTTAATGAATTAACAGAAGTCGCAGTTTCTTGTGTTAATTGTATATAATCTCTATCATCAAATGATTGTGTATCATCGGGGCTTAATACCTTTGCGAATGCATGTATTGTCGCAGTCTCCGGTTTATATGCATTTACAATAACTTTTAAATCTTCTGCTTCAAAACCATCTTCGAGATTAACTTTTCTTGTAATATATTTAGCATTGATTGGACCACCGGCGTTATCTAATTCACTACTTATAACAATATTAGCATAATTATCTCCAGTGAATCCGGAATCAGTTACGGCTATTGTCGGCCTTCCTGTATAACCAGAGCCGCCTTCTGTTACTGTAGCATCCGAAATTCCGCCGTCTGTTACTGTTAAAGATATTATTGCTCCTGAACCACCTCCTCCAGAAACTGTTGCGACTGCTGAAGAAGTATAACCTGCGCCTGCGTTAATAATATATATATTTGAATTAGCAAGTGCCGCATTATCTACATCATTTTCAGTAGTTATCAAATTGAATCTTGAAACATCAATCATTGGTGCAACATATTTAGATGTAGAACGAATTGTAACATGAGTACTAAATGAATTTGCTGTATTAGCTTTCATCATCATTCGCTCAGTAGGATAAACGTTTTTATCTCTTTCACCTCCAATATAATCAGTTGTAATATAACTTCCGGCTGTATTTGAAGTTTTATAAGCAAATGTAACTGTTGAACTATCAAATTGTTGTATTGAAGTATTCAACTTATATGCGTCCGCAAATACATTAGATGAAGCTTGTGATTCACTTGAGGTATTCGACATTAGAATAATATTGCCCGCGTTTATTGTTGTAAATTCACACCTATTAATTCTAAACATTAAAGCTTCGCCAGGAGAAATATTTACATTACCGGCATTAGTTGGCAAATATAATTTTTCTACATTCGGTTGTTTAGGTATTCTAAAATTGGGGCTGATAGCATCTTCACTTAAAGGATTTAAACCTTGTATTCCAGTCCATAGTTGATATTCGGAACTATTAGAAATAAGTACCAATGCATATTCGTCACCGTTTAAATATACTGGTGCGGGAAATTCAAATGTGGTAAAATGAGATGTATTCGATGCATCAGGTATTGTCGCAATTGCATTAATTGATTCTGGTTTTAAAGATACTTCAGCAAATGGTAAAATTGTTCCACAACTTGGTAGTCCGTTAATCAGTGGTCTAATTTGAACCGTAACAGGTAATTGAGGTGTAGAACTATTGGCAGTTGCTATTTGTCTAAAAAATAAATCAACTGATTTAACATAAACACCTTCAGTATAATTACTCTTATTAACAATGAACGTCTGAGCTAGTGGATCCATCCAACCTTGAGATGATTCGACCCTGCTTGAAGCACTTGTTATGACATTTTCATTGGTAACATCTTCTCTTCGTGAAGTAGAAGGCCTTACCGAAATCGAAGTAGCCTCTCTTCCATCCATTAATCCTCTTACATGAAAAGTGCATTCCGCGGCCATAGTAGAAGACGCAACCTCATTGTTTGCTTGATCCGTAACTCTTAATAATCTTTCACCTGTTTTATGTGCCATGGCAGGCAAACTAAGAGCTCCTGCGAAATCTCCGGCTAAGTTAGTTGACATATAAGAAGCCTGTCCTTTTGTTGGAACAGTCCTGTTAGAAACCACAGCTGAAATTCCACTGTTCGACGACAATATAGTTGTTGAACCTGGGCTGAATGATTGATCTATATTAGCATCGTCACCATTTGTATCGTGACACTTAATAGGTTTAATGTAGGCTGTTGCTGTACCACCTGAAGTGGTTTTCTCTGGCATAATTACTTGAGCAACGTTAGCACCCTCAGTAAGCGTTTCTCCCTGAATCATATGTAAAGCCGTATCAACACCATTGAGTACAACAAAAGGCATTGGATAAACATTAGCTGTAACGTTTGTGCCATCGAAAAATATATTTACATTCGTAGAAGGTTTCATCCCCTTAGCTACAAAATAAATTCTATGGTCATCCGGAGAGTATTGGGTTTCGAGTAAATGTGATCTCATCCAGAAAGTCATAGAAATATCAGCAACCTTATTACCTATGCTTCTTTTAATTGAATCAGGAATATTTTTAGAAGTAATGCCTCTTCTGGTTTGACCTTGAGAAATAAGTTTTGCTTTTCTTACACCACCGGAAGTTGCACCAGCACTGGAAACACTTAGTTCAGGTTCTGGATTAATCTGCTCACCAGTCCAAATTTTTGTCCAATCATCCCACTGTGATCCATGCCCCCCATTAATTGCTCCGAACTGCCAATTATCATTAACACCTTCTAAATTAACTAATACTTCTGGTCTTATAGTCGTATCATACCATACATCAGAATCTGGAAAACATTTTATTCCACCTGAAAATTGTGCTAGAGCATAAGGATTAATTGCTTTATAAGAACTAGCTAATGGTTGATTAACTAAGTTGGCAGTTACAAAAGGCAACGTTACTAATTCTGGTCCTGGCAAATGATATGAAATATTATTACTAGAACCTGTCGCTAAGTGAAAGCGAAAACAATCTGTTTTAAAAGGAGGTCTTAATTCGTTCTTTTCTATATCTATAGAACACATATAATCTCGATTAATTACATCACCAACCGAGTGTCCTTTAAATCCATCTACTAAAATACCATTCTTAAATCTATCTCCAGCTGGATTAAAAAGAGAATCTTTCGTTGAGCCACCTGATATTGATGATGCCGCGGCTTCTTTTTCCAACATTGACAATGCAGTATAATACTCAAGATTTTCAATTCTTTTTTCTAATTTACCAATATCTCTCATTGTATATCGTCTGTTATCGATATACTTTGTTTTAATATCATCCGTACTGAAGGTATAAGGGGGAATAGTTAGAGTATATAATGTTATAGAATCATCATCATCTGGAGGTGTGATTGGTTCCCGTGATGGTGCTCCTTTAATAACTCTGAATACCCTATCCTTGGATAAAACTAATTTATCTTTTCGACCCAAATAATAATTTGTATTAAATTGCAATGAATATTCAGGATCAGGCGTACCGCCAGCAGAACCTAATTGTGATGCTGGAATAGCCGCGTTATTAGATGTAAAATCGTTTGTCGTATTAGATCCCTTATCATTATTTGCAGAATACCGTGCAGGTCTAAAATCTATACAATCTCTTAAACGAATTTCTTCACCCGATGTGGGACTTATAAATGTCGGTATATTTTCAAAGTTAAGACCAAGTCTTTCAGTCCCATCTAAGGTGTGATGATATCCAGTATTGGAGCTAACATCGGCATATGATGCTACCGAAAAGTACCCTGCCTGTGCATCTTGAATAGGAGGTGTAAGGGCAGGATTACTAAAATGGTCAACAATTACTAATAATTGACCTTTCGGAGCTGCTGAACCAGGTTTTAAAATAATGGATGCGTGATCATAAAAATTATCTGTTTGGCCATCATCTAAATCATAATTCCCTGTAATATCAACTGCTGTTGTTGAAGTACCATCTCTAAGGGCCGTGAGCATTACTGAATCAACCGGTGCTGAACTGTCACCGGAATCAATAACATATACCAAATTTAATACATCAGAAATCATCAAATTATCTTTTTTACCTGCTTGCTTATTAGGTAATAAAAAGTGAACTTGACCTTTTGATATATCGGAATCGGTTGATAAATTTGTAGTATTACCAATCGTTAGTGTTTTTGATCTTGGAGACGCGTTAGCTGTTCTAATGGTAGAAATAACCTCAACTTGATACGCACCATTTTTTGAATTCAAATTTAATGTGGTTTGAGATGGGCTATCAATAGTTGCAGTTCTTCCGGTAACTGCAGAAAATTCTAATATTTGTCCTTCTGTTAATTCTTCTCCTGTAACATTATCAATAGGAGGATTATTAACATCATCAATTGTTTTAACGGCTACTGAAAATAATTCTTTCGATGTCGATGCCGGTAATGAACCAGAACCTATAAAAGATCCAGTTGCTGTTGAAACAGTTGTTGAACCAGCTATTGGAACAGATACGGTTTGAAATGTTTTATATGTATAAGTTATCCCATCTGGTATAGAAGCTAAGGGCGAGAATGGTAATTGAAAAAGTAAAGAATTTTTACTTGTGCCTGCCAGGTAAGCTGTACCTTCAGGGTCATTATTGAACCTTGATAATTTATCTATATCTGCTTGTGTTGTCTTAACTACGTGTGTAGTATTCGCGGCCACTAATTGATCTTTTGCAGCGTGCTTTACAATTATAGAACCTAAATCCTGAAATTTAAAGGAAATAGAATATGTTGAATTAGACTGAACTTTTTGTGACAGTGCAGTATTACATATTGCTTTGTGTTGTGATCCGATGGCTATATATTCTGCAATGGTAACAGTATCACTAGTTGTAGTGCCGGCTAATGTAGTGTTAACTGTTAACGTTGCTCCTTTATATACACTATTGGCATATGAAGTATCGGCTGCTCTGAAACCAACCGTTATAAGGTCATCACCTTCACCTGAAACTTCTCCATCAATAGTTTTATTTAAACGAATGTCATATATTCGTGTTGAGTAAACTGAATGAAAATGTGTAGTGTTAGAGGTTGCTAAATCTGCTTGTTCCCAATCGAATGATCTAACTCTCGCCGTACCCATCTTCGTTTGATCATACTTCGTCAAAGCATTATCATCGCTTACTACAGCCTTAACATCCGCAGAAGAACAGCAATGAAGATCTACAAGTTCATGTTGACCAATATTAAAAGTTCCTTGTACTTTATTGAGATATAAAGAATTTCCATAATCAGCCGCGATTATATAATCTGAAATATTTGCGGTGTCTCTCCCTTTCTCTACGTCAACATAACGTGTAGCTATGCTTTCATATTCATATCCTTTTACATAGGCTTTACCAGCCTCTAAACCGGCGGAAATCAACGAATTATTGCCAGTTATATGGTTCTTTAATTGAATTCCAAATGGTCTTACGGTGTATGAGCCCGATTCATCAAATGTTCGTCTGGCTAATGTTTTTTCAAGTTCTGCGTATAGTGGATATCTTGTCTCTGTTGTTTTAACACCCAATTCAACTCTGGTTAACTCTATAAATTTTTCACCAGCAAATTCTGAAATAGTGGAACTAGTAGTAGTCGTAGTTCCGTCGGCGCCTACTGTTTGTGTTACAATATCTAAAGCCGCCAGTGTCAATGTTATACTAAATCTATCAGCACCCGGCGCGGCATAGTTAGCGGTACCTTGTGCGTTATCTAAAATAGACGAATCATCATCTGTTTGAACAATTGCTTCTGTTGCGAGCAATCCAACCCTTTTAGTAGGTCGATTGCTATATTTGTCTAATGCGATGGTTTGACTTTGTACTAATACAAAAAATCCACTGATATAAAAACATCCTTCAGAAATACTTGCAATAGATGCGGTATTTTGAGATGCAGCTACACCAGAAGCACCACTTAAACTAACAGTATTGGCTTGATAGGGAACGGCTTCTAAGGTGGTAATTGTTTCACCGTCTACGAAATCAATACCACCTATTTTTGAAAAAATTATTGTTGGCTGATCTGAGACAGTTACAGGGGTAGATTTAATAACTAAACCTTTAGCCCCTGACGTGCCGCCTTCGATAGTTTTACCATCAAAATTAGTTTCAGCAACATCTGCGTTATCAAATGCTGCTTCTAATTTTAAGGAATTAACCTGATTGTTAAGGGTAACATCTCCACCAAATACTTTACTGCCTTCTTTAAAAATATTATCACCAAACCTGGTAACTTGCTCCTGCAAAATAGTTTGCATTTGAGTAAGTTCTCTTGCTTGAACTGCAAAACCAGGTCTGAATAAAATTCTATGAAAGTTTTTATCTTTATCATAGTCATCATAGTATGGTGCAATGTTAAAATTTGTTTTTACTCCAGACACTTATATCTCTTTCGTCAATAAAATTTTAGAAGTTAATAATTAATTTCACATCTTCAATTTGGTCACTAGCTCTTGAGATAGGTGATCTATTTTCAACATACAAAATATCTCCTGTATATGGTTTTAGATCTGGTCCTTCGATAACACTTGAGTTAGCTGTGGTTCCAGCACCCGCAATTGTTAAAGCCTCGTTTGCTTGAAAAGAACCTGGTGTACTATCCCAACCATTGGTTGTATTAGATCCTTTTGTAATTTGTGTTAATCTTAACTTACTTGTACCTGATGTCCAGTCAACAACTCTTCCTGTAGCTCCTGATTGTGCTCCGGTTACCACAGCATCTGCAGCATAAGCTGCACCAGAAAATGATTGAACAGTAATTCTGAGTGCTTGGTCACCTAAGGAAATTGTTGCTGGTACATTCAAATCCGCACCGCTGGTAGTATTAGCGGAGTTTGGATGTGAAATCAATCCAATTTTTCTAAAATCGTTTGCAACTGTGAATTCGCCTGACTCATCATTTTCAAGTCTGACGTTAACCATTACATTGTAGCCTCCCAATTCTTCCGTAGCGTCAAAACCATGTCCGCCTTTGGGTTCAATTGCGGGAACAGCAGTGGCATCATCTGTATTCCAAGAACTGTTTGCCAAAACACTAACGGTTGCGTTTGTATAACCAGAACCAGCCGCAATCGTAATAATGTCTGTTAGACCAGTTGCGTTAGTACCATTAGCTCTACAATTTGCACCAGAACCATCACCTAAAACTTGCAATCTGGGAGCAATTTGAAAATTGTCTCCTTGAGCCGGTGCGGTTGAAACAGCAGGTGCGAAAGTTATAACTTTTGTTGATTGAACATAATCTGTAATGGTTCCACCTTGTCCTTCAGCATTTCCTGAAGTAAAGAATATATCAGAACCAATATAGACATCATCTGTGGCCGCAGCTGTACTATGAATACGACAAGAAGTTGTAGTATGTGCATACGCACCTCCAAAGCCATTATCTAATGTGTTCGTTTCAAAAATTAAATACTCTAATCCACCAACAGTACCATTAGCTGTTTTCCTGTAGATATTAATCGCACCATCAACAGCCGCATTCTCAACATCTCTTTGCAGAGTATTTTCTTGAGTAGCGCTGGCCATAGTTACGTTGGCATATCTAATCTGTTGTACTGGAATATAGTTAGTTGTTACGAACTTCAGAGCTGACGCGGCGGAAATTGTATACATATATTTCCACTTATATCCATCAGATCCAGGTGTAACAAGTGCTGTTGTTTGTCCGGTAGGTTTTGCTACACTATTTCCGGAACTATTATTATTTGCCAAACACTTATAAACGTTGTAATCATCCGTTAAGACATAAAATGATTGTCCCAACATACCAGGTTGCGTATTATCATAAGCAAAATAAGGTGTGTTGTTAGCCCAATTATATCTAGGAATACAATGTGTTACATCGGTAGATACAACCTTTTTAGCTGCGATCATATCTTTCCAGTGATTATAATAAGTATTTGATACATCATCGGTAGGTGTAGGGGGTACTGTGTCGGTATCTGCCGCCGCGGCTCCTGCTACATTAGCCCAGTTTTGGACACCACCGATGAATAGATACATATTTGATTCTAAATATGTATCGCCCGCGACCGTGTTTGCGAATGTCGTCATTCCGAAATCTTCATCAAAAGACTCCCGGAATTGTCTTGCATTGAACATTCTAAATTTATTTGTTACTAAAGCCGGCATTTCGATAACTCCAATCTTTTATTTTTAATTAATTTTTTACTCTAAAACAGTATGTTGAGTAGCGGTGTCTATAATTCCTTCTGGGAAATATTTATTACCGCGATTATGAATGTTAAAACTTGAGGTTGTTAGATCACCTACGATGTATTTAGCGTCAGTTCGACTATAAATGTTTATCTTCGCATTCGGATCTTGACCTATTCCTGTATTTATGATATCTTCATATAGTAGAAAGTCACTTTCGATCATTATTTTACCAATTGCAGAAGTAGCGTCAAATGTGCCATCTTCTGTTAATATTTCATCGCCATCTTCCAATAACATTCCGTCAGACTCCTCTAGTATTATATTTATATCATCGAACAAAACAGTCTGTCCCTGTTCAATATTTTCTACTGGCGTTATATTAGTAATAACCATACTTTCGATTACCTGATCAGGTCCCATGGCCGTGCCAAGTTGTTCAAATTTTCTAAAAAATTCATCGGGATTAGGAAGTGTTCTAATCTGTGTATATGTTGGATACGGATATGCTATAGTTGTTAAATCCCATTGAGGAGAATATGTTTGATGATTTGGCAACTTACATGTTATTTTAATTAAATCGCTATCAAGTGCTTCACCTAAGACATTATCAGGATGATTACTATAAGTTCCAAATGCTTTTATTGTGGCATCTCTATAATCAACATAATACTTAGTTCCTTTTGTTAATCCATCTCCAGGAAGTGCATTATATGAACCTGATGGAAAAGTACTCATTTGAAGAGTTTTATCAAATGTCAAAACTTCGCCGTATTCGCCTGATGCAATATCTTCACTAGCTAATCCTAGCAACGAGTGCACTCCGTCTAATTGAGGTTTTGCTGTACCATCTACTTCACAAAAAACTAGCTGTATTTTTCCGTTACTCATCAAACCAACTACTTGGCCTTTACTAATATCTTCGTTTGCTCGATATTCATGTATTTTCCATTGAGGAAAGTCTAACTCTAAAGCATCTTTTGTTGAAGCCTTTCCTAATCTAACCCTATCAAGGCTATCGGCAGCGGTTAATGTGGGAGGCGTAGTAGTTATATAACTCATCATGCTAGAACTATAATCAGGATAATATACGGCGCCAGGTTTTAACTCGAAAACGCGTTCTTCTGTTGAGTTTGTATCTCTGACTTCAAGGGTTTCTCCTACAGCCGCATCTTGCTGGGCTATTCCTAACAATGAATGTACATAATTAATTCGTGGAAATAACACGTCTGAACTTTCATATACTCTTTCTACTTTACCATCTGGTCTTAGGCCTACTACCATTCCGGCATATACCTTCGCAGTCGCTACTATAAATGTTGCGGGATTTCTTAATCTTATATCCCTTGGTCTAGCAAATGAACGCCCCTCAATATTTGCTTGTGTTCCAGCATGTAGCACTGTTCCTTCCGGAGTAGTTGAAATATTTGCTATAGGCGGAGTCTTTGTCATAAAATATGAATGGGCTACTGATTTATTTACAGTTTTAATTGGGCCGGCCATATTTGCGGTACTACCATAAGCATATAATACTGGTTGAGCTACGGATGCTCCAGCCACACCATTTCCTATCCAAGTTTCATATGTATAATCTGGAATTTTAAAATCTACATAGGCTCCGCCGGTACCTGGCGTTCCAACTGCTGTCGATGGAAATTCCATAGTTGATGCCCAAGATCCATTATGCGAACCATCTGATACGCTGGCAAATTTTAAAGTATATGAATTATTAGAACTATCTTCTACATTGAAACGGTACGTAACTCCTTTGATGAGTTCTCTTGTCCAATCGTTATCATTAATGTTTACACCATCAAAAAGAAAATCAACACCTGAAACTGTTACAGCTATTATTTGTTCTGCAGGATTTGGAGCATGCGTTATTGATCTATTAATTGCTTTATCTACACCATCAGCGAATTTAGTCATTACTTCTTTCGCCACAGAAACATAAGTATTTACACCTGTTAGGTCCGGAAGATCGAGTTGTATTCGTTGCAGACCCCAACGGTCAAGAGTTTCAAGGTGAGTTTCTGTTTCAAGATAAAAATTAGTTTTCCATAGATTTGCAAGTAATTCAATTTCCTCGTGTCCGTAACTCACATGAGTAGAAACTAATGGCATTGTTTCATTACCATCTGGTGAAGTATATTTTCCTAATATACCTATTTCTGGCCAATATTCAATTCCACCTTTGCGGTCTCTTGGATTCCCATCACCACCCAAAGTGCCCCAATAGGTGTCGGCTGGTCTTTGCGCTCCTGCAGTTGCTCCGGATGAATGTGTTGTATGTACTGGATCGCTTAACATTCCTGCAAAATCTGCCGTTGCCCATTGCGGTCTAGTTTCCATGATTACATTCGGATACCAAGGAACAATTTTCGTAGTAGAATTAAGTTGTGCTTGATCGTGCTCCGGGAAATGATGAGGTATTTCTTTTCTACCATCTTCTGTATTGTTCGATTTATATGGTGCATTTGGATCAAATTGTCCTGCTAATCCTCGGTTATATTGTTCATAATCCCATCCGAGACCATTTAACCAATCCACTCTTCCGGCGTGAAATGCAAAATGTTTATCATCTGTTGTTACACCAAAACCAAGAGTTCGTGGATCTAAAAATTCAACATGATAATTATGTATAATACCTACATCAAAATTAATTTGTCCGTAGATACTAGTGTGAGGACCTTGTGTGGTATTATTATAAATTGTATCTACACCTCTTTGTGTGACAGTGAGTGGCCCATATGTTGGTACGTATGAAGGTGTTCTATCAACGAATAATTCGAGTTTCTTAATAGTATCTGAAGATGCATCCACATTAACATCTATTAAGAGCAATATACCTATCTCTCCAAAAACATTCCAACCTGCCGGATGAACAAATGACCTAACCAAATCTCTAAATTCATTAATCTGGATATCTGATCTTAGAACGTATGAAAAATCTTGATAATAGTAAGAATCTTGGATTCTAATAATATCACTAACCATTCCCAGTTTATCTTTAAACTTGCCTGGATAATCTGTGATAGCTGTTCGTTTAGCTAAAAATGTCGCATTACCATCACCAGAAGGTGCTGTCACATCAGGCACTAAGCTATAATTAATACCTGCGGAAGAAACAGCAATATTTTTAATAGCTCCTGTTTTTAATGCTCCAGCTTTTAAGATAGCATTATTACCGTAGTTAGATTGTGCTTCTAAAACTGCAGTATTCGTAGATGATAGAGTTGCTTGCCTGGTACCATTAAGAGACATAACCACCTCTCCGGCAGTCCAATCCCCTTGTTCCAATACCATATAATCATCTACATCCCATGCATTATCAGTACCGGAAAATCCTTCATTTAAAAATTTTCCGCGGGTTGATATATCTGCGATTGAGATACCATCTATGTGTAAATCATATGTTGTTGAAGAAACCGTGTTTGCAAATAGATAAATCGCATGATAACGATCTGAACTTGCAACAAATTTACCTTCGAAAGTATAAACTTGATCTGCATTAGTAGTTTCTCCGTGTGTGTAGCAAACAGCTTCAGTCAATCCACCATAAACACCATTTGCTTCATAATCTATATCATTCTCTGAATGGCCATATCTTAATTCAACAAATTTAAGACTTGTACTAGTTCTAAAAGAAATTTTGGCATTATATTGATTTCCTGGAATAATGGAATTTGCATATGCTTGACCAGTTTCACTATCTAATGCTTTGAAACCAACGTATATATCCAATTGATCATCAACTGCCATCTTACCACTGTTTGACTCGGATATAGTATTAGTTGTTTCTAGTGAAAGAGTATGACTCCCTGAATCCGGAGTTAATCTTTTTGAAGACCATCCGGTTAATCCAGTAATATTACCGGCTTCAAAATCGCCATTTATAACTACATTTTCATCTTCGAGAGAAAGTGTTGTTTCTTCTGGTAGAATCTTCATCGTACTGAAAGTAGAATTTGATGAAGAGTTAACATATGGCAATATAACTTTTCCTTTTGTACCAGATGTTAAACCTATAACATTTTCTCCAGATCGGAATGTTCCGTAAATATTATTCGCGAAATTCAAATATGTTAACCGAGCGGTATTTTTTCCGGTTAAAGGATCTTCGAATCTCCACTGTTCTAATCCTAAAGTAGATTCATTTTTTGCTTCATATGTAGGACCTTTTAGATATTCAATACCGGTAGTTACTACTCGTGTTTCAGAAATAGCACCAACACCCGTGTATGTATAAGTTGTTCCACCGTAGTAATCAAAGATTGCTTTTGTACCATCACCGAATTGATTTGTATAAGTTCCATCATCTTCCAGAAGCTCAAACCAGCTAGCAGGTTGTATTTTACTAAAAGTGAACATATTAGATTTACCGGCTACAGCAGATCCATTTGCACTATAATAAAGAGAACCATATGAACCTTCAACAAAATTAGGAGATGTTGAACTTTCTAAAGCATATACAAATGAAGAGGTATTTACTGAAGGTCCTGCAATTGTTCCTTTTGCACCGGACGCGGGATCATAAACATAATAACCTGGTTGTATGTCATCTTCAAAGGCTACCGTGTGGAAAAGAATATTATCGCCGGCATCTGCTGAGCCATCCGTACTATCCAGTACAACTTGTCCGTCGCCAGTTTCTAACAATATGTTTGCACCACCGTCCGCAGTATCTTGATTTGCTACCGTTGCGATCCAAGTAAGCGTGTTACTTGAACTAAAATGTGTATTAATATTTTCTGGATATCTAACACCTGATGATTCGGAACCAATAGAGAATGAAGCGGCGTTCAAATATATAGCAGATGCTGAGTTTCCTCCATCAGAGGTTGATATAACTTCACTTATTACGGCATTAGAAGACCTATACATTCCTGTGTTAATAGTTTTACTAATTACTCCAGTATGACCTGATCCACCTGTGCCTAAGCTATTAACTACTAGTGTTTCTCCGCCTATAAAGCCGTTTCCACCATCATCAATAATAATCTCATCGATAGCACCATTAGCAGTGGCACCTACACGAGCAATTGCACCTTGCCCTGGACTGTTTGTAAAAACGAGCTCGTCATTAACTTTATATCCCGTACCTGCGCTTAAAACTTCTACTGTACCAATAACGGCAATACAAGTTCCTTTGGAAGATGTAGTGGGAAATGCCATAGATGCAATCGTATCACTGGCATTATTACTATTCATTAATTCAAACAATCCTTGAGAGACAGATACATATGCATCAGATGTTGCTACAGTTTCATCTGCTTTAAAATCAGAATATGTATCAAAACGAACATCATATCCTTTAGTATAATCAGTTAAAAATAATTCTGTAATTTGAGTCGTGCCTTCAAAATATGAAATTGAATTATCAACAGTTGCAGATGCTTGAGATTCTTCGCCTCTGATAACCTTACTATTAAACATATCTGGGTAAGTTGCAGTTGCACCATAAATTTTAATAGATTTTAAAGACTGCCAAGTTCCGTCAGATGGTCTTAATAACCTTTCTTTTGGATATATAAAGGAAAGTTGCTCCGAACCGTAAACAGTTCTCCATAGCCATAAAAATGAATCTTCCGTTCCTCTTGCTCTGTAAATTTCTCTTGCGGTTTTTATCGCTTGTCTTAGATCTCCAACTGATCCAATAGGGATGTTCGTTAAAAAATCATTCCGGAACCGCTCCAGATACATATTATCAGTATCATCTACATCATTAACTAAATCTAAATCTGAGGCTCCTCGAAGAGGATTTCTTTTTATATCTTTATTAGATTTTCCTACATACGCTTTTGCCCTAGATCGTTTTCCGATTATTGTCTCGCCATGGCGAAAAGCTTTTCCATTCGTTGGTCGTGCAAATAACAAATGAGGATCAGACTTATAGAATTTACTAGCAGTATTTGCAGATTGAAATTTTCCTCCCTGCTCACCTTCATTTTGAAGGCCCGTAATTATTGCTTCAGTCCCAGATACAGAACCAACAATCAATTCCCCTAATGAAAACGTAGTGGTGGTTGGGTCTCTATCTGATTCAACCAATAATTCATTATTGGCTGTTGCATCTTCTAACGTATCTTCTAATACAAACGTTCCAGAAGTTATATATTTTGTTAACGTTGTTGTAGGAGGATCATTTTCAAACACTCCAAAATTAATACCCGATTCGCCACCCTTTTGAGGCATATAAAATGTGCGACCTTGAAATTCTTCCAAATGTAATTCATAAACTACTTCAGCATTATCAGAGGCAGCTACTGCGGCTGATTTATTACCATATACTGGAAAATAATATCCTGTTTGTAATCCAACATCATACACAAGTCCCTCATCGGAAGTTGTATACATTAAACCATCGTCCAGCGCTGTGCCGTAAATATAGTAAGCATCATTGTCATCTTCAAGAACTATATTGAATTCGTCTAGAATTAAATCAGTATATTCTATTTGATATGATTCTAGAAATTCAAAATACTTCGTGAGAAAGAGAGGGAGATTGGAGCCTTCCTCCTGAAAGAAGGAAGGTAATTGATTTTGTATGATTTCGGATATTCTATTATCTTTCTTCATTATGCAGTATTAGCTCCATATACTACTAACTCGGGTAATTCATTAGCAGTCGCGGCTTTAAAATCGCCGGTTACTAATGATGTGTCTAATATCATATTAATCGTTACATCTTTCTTTTCAATTAATATGACTTGTTCTCTAACAGGCGTGACATCTTGAACATTTGTTTCTACATATATTTCAATGGTGTTATTATTCACCACTACCTCAACTTCGTAAGGTATGAATCCCACTAATGTCATTTTACCTGTTTCATAATCAATTGTTCCAACATTAGAATTAATAATTGCTACCGCACCAGCTTCTTCTTTTACAACTTGAAGTATTCCGTCGGCATCATTTATTAGACAATTTGATTCTAATACATCAGTGTTTTCATTAATGTATGAAAATTTTGAAGATGTTAAGGCACCTTTATATCCATTATAAGGATGTTTTATTTGATTAGAGAAATTTTGTGCATAGTTAAATGCTTGCCCAAGTTCAACTGATAATCGCTTAAATAATAGTACTGAAGTTTGGTTATTTAAAACAGCTGGGTCAGAATTATCAATCAAAGTAGTTAACCGTGAATATCTAAATCTTAAATCAAATTTTCCTAATTCATTAGTATTATAATCTAAACTTGTCGTGATTATTTTTTCACCTATTTCCTGTGGTGATTGTATAGTTTTATTTGGATCATATCGAACATTAGAAGTAATTTTTATGTATAGATAATCAGGAGCCACAATTACCGGAGTAACTGACACCATATTTTTTCTTAATAATATATCTTTCTTAATAGATTCTTTATCTTTTGTTGTTAAAAATAATCCGCTTTTAGGTCTAACAGCAATATACGCCTTCCCGTATCTAGGAGGATCATTTTGTTCTCCACCCCAACATGTTACAGATTCAGCATTAGTCCATTCCTGCTCTACAATTCTTTTATAATCATTTAAGGTTACACATCTATTTTGTGTTTCGTATAATTTTGGTGCATTGTACTTAATTTCCGCAATAGATTCTCTCGGGGCTCCACCATATCCGCGTGTTGTAGCATACACAGCAACATTACTATAACCACCTAGTGAGTCTATTGCAGTAAACGTTCCCGCTCTGTTAGTAACCAAACCATCAGGTATATTTGCTGCTAAGATAACCTGACTTCCATCTGGTGGTCTGTAGCCGACTTTACCATCACCAAACTGAACCTCGAACTGATTTTCAAATCCTTCGTGTAAAAAATATACATTGGAAGAAGGTGTAACTTGAACTGTATCTGTTACTTTTTGATATGTATGCGTTTCTGTTGCAGTCGCAGATGTTTTTACTATAACAGAAAGAGTCGAAACATCTGTATTTGTATTAGGTAATATAAATTGTTGTTCTTTATTACTATAATCAACTGTATATTTGTGTGTTAATCTAACACCTTGATTTAATTGAACATCCGGTATTACAAATGTTCCTAGACTGTTTAATACACCTGAATACGAATCAGCTGTTGTAAATAAATATTTTTGTTCGTTGATAACAGTTGAAAATCTTTTATCTTTTTCAACAATCATAGTTGTTGCGGCATCGTTCGGAGTAATGGTTAATTGGACTACTGCTTTTGTTCCTTGGACTGATCGCGGAGTATAACCTATTTGTTTAGCTTTCTGTACAACAGAATTTCTAAGTTCCGCAGTATCTAAAAACATTTCATTTGCCAACATATTTAAATAAAAAGAATTATAATATGTGTTGTATGAAAGTAAGTCCATTATAACATCTAAACCGGATCCTGCAAAATCAAAATTCGTGAACTCACTTTGACTCTTTAAAAAAGTTACTAAGTTCGTTTTGATAGAAGAGTAATCTAATTCAGATACTTGTAATTTTGAGGTTTGTTCTGCCACAGTGTTTCCTATCTATATAAAAAGTGTTCGAATGATTCGGAACTGCTAGACCCTGCCATAGTAAAAATTATTTTTACTCTATACCTATTTCTTTCGTCTTCGGCAAAGATCTGAATGTCCCTAATTATAGCACGTGGCTCTAAGTTTCCCATGGTTGTGTCAATACTTTGTCTTAATCGTGCTTCCGTTATTGCACTCATCGGGTCAAATAATAAATCTTGTAAATTTGACGCGATTTCAGGGTGCCCAACTCTTTCAAATTCTCTGGTTTGTAAAATATTACGCATAGATTGTTTTATGACGGTAGCATTCTTTGTTTTAAGTATATCACCTGTAGCAGGGTGAACTTTCATCGATAGATCTATATCAGAATATATCGCCCTTCCATCCATTTTATCATATTCTAATTCCGTATATTTTACGTCAGCCATTTCTTCTTTCTCCAGTTACTTTATTTATAACTATATCTCTATTCATCTTCATCCGGATGAAGATTCTTCTTCGATAGTTTCAGTTTCCGGCCATGTTTTATCTTGTAAGGTTTGAAGATCAACATAAACTTCATCAGCTTTATCATTAATTTCTCCCAAATATTTTAAAAACTTGTTCCTACTTTTCTGAACATCATCTTTTCTATTTTGCTCTTTTCGAGTTGCGTCTGCTACATCAACCTCCCAGTTTTCATGATACTTAAATTGTTCAATACCTGCACTATCGGATATTTTAAAGGGCTCGGAGATGGCTACATGTTCATCTCCAATTGTATCTAAAATCAAAGCTGCGCGGACTGTATCGTTTCCAAAATCAACTATTAACTTATCATCCTTGGAAGCTCCTATGGCCATCCATGAAGCTACTGGAGTTTCTTCTAGTCCGAAAACTTCAGTGCCTTCATCTGACATAACAAAACCTTCCGATGCTGGAACAACTCCATTTAATTTTATTATAGTGCCTGCTGGATAAGCTTCAACGGTACGTTTTTTTCCAGATAAGTCACCTGCGGAATCATCCCACACTGGGATCGTATCGTATTCATTGGAAGAATCGTTTGGCATAATTACTGAAATAGTATTAGCTTTTGCTTTATATTCTCTCACCCGATAACCTGGATGCATATAATGGGTAGTATTAGCTATCGCACGTCCTAATGAATCTACCCAAGTGGTGAACTGGGAAGTTTCTTTATCCATATAATCTGATTCTACATCTTCTCTTTTCAATTTTATATCATATGCTAAAGCTTCGTCTATGTCCTCTGGAAATGGTTCATCAAGAATAGCAACGGTTGTATTAGACAAGTATTCAATGGATCTTGTTGATCCGGAACTCTCTGAAAGCGGATCCATTATAGTAATTGTAGTATTCTCTTTAATTCTGCGTTGCCCGCTAGCAAAATCATCTACTTCATCTACAAATTCTCCATTTATAATTAATAATGTTGTTCCTTTAGATCTTAAACTTCCTGGGCGAACACCATCCGGTTCCTTTTTAAAATCATAAAGTGTTCCGGGATTTGCCTGGATCTGCATTAGTTCAATTTTTGATATCATTTCCTTAACTCTTAATATTAACAATTCTAATTCTCTTAAGTCATTTTCTCGCATTTGAAATAGTTCATCGTAAATATTTCTATTATCACCTACGAACTTTCCATCCAAATTAATTTTTCCAAAAAGAGAAACTGCATTTATTTGCTCTCTCATATTCTGGCCACCCTCGAGGGTGTTGTTGCCATCTAACCAACCTAGTATTTCATTTAATCTTCCTTTAGCCGCTGTTAGCCAAGCTATTTTATCAGCCTTCAGTTGCGCCGGTGTTCTTGGGTCTCCTTCCTGCACTTCTGCTTCGTCTTTTGTTGCCGGAACGGCTGCTAGTTTCCAATATGT